CCTTGTACGTATTTGTGCGGCCCCCACCTGTTCACCGGAGCAGAGTGGCTCAAGGTATTACGCGCTTCCGCATATTGTATGAGTGTCTTGGTCACGTTTTTGTCGACCGTTGTTCGGTCTTTTTCTCATTGCTTGAGCGATGGTGAAAGGCAAGTCAGCGAAGATGCTTGCGAAAGTTCGCAAGGACTTGAAGTTGAAGAAGAAGCCGTTGGCTGCCAGACGCGCTGTGCGGCGCAATGCCGCGATTGTTTTGGCGCAAGGTGCGGTGGCACCGCCGAGGAAGAATTTTGGTACCGCTGCCATTAGGCGCCGGCCAAATCGTGCTTCCCTGGTGAAATGCCTCGACGCACGCATTCCACGCACTCTGGGATTGCCCAGAGCTGTAGGGCCTTACACAGTGATTCGCACGACGTCGTTACATCCGTCATCTGCGCGATTCATTATGTTTTGTCCTTTCATGCGTGAGAAAGACAACCGACCCGCTTGGTTGCCATGGGCAGGTGTTGAGGATGTGGCTGCGTCTGGGGCCATTAATGACCCTAACAACACAAAGCCGATCACCATGCCTATGGCCCAATTGTTACACAGCTGTGAGGTCGTCCCCGCCGCAATGACTGTCCAGGTCATGAATCCTGCTTCATTGCAGCAGGCAACGGGCATATTTGCCATGGCGCGGGTGAACCAACAGCTTGACATGGGCGGTAACACCATCACATGGGAAGCTTTGAAGAACGACTGCATTGCTTATTATTCACCACGCATGCTTACGGGCGGCAAGCTCGCTTTGCGCGGTGTGAAATGCAGTTCTTACCCGCTTGATATGACGGAGTATTCCCATTTTTGCCCAGTGGATCAAACCTTGGGAACGGCAAATTTCACTTGGGACAGCAGGGCGAGACGTCCCGCAGCATTGGCACCAATTGTTTTCTTGCGCGACGGCGATTCAAGCGGCGATTTGGAATTCATGGTGACGATCGAATGGCGTGTACGTTTTGATCCGGGCAATCCTGCCACAGCCAGCCACACACATCATGACACATTGTCAGATGAGGCGTGGAACGATGTCGTCAAGACGGCGGCAGCCGCGGGGCACGCTGTGGAAGAATTGTCTGAAGATGCTGTCGTTGATGGTGCCCTTATGGGCGCCGCAATGCTCATGGCATGAGAG